TCATAGAGAGACTGGCGGAACGCTCAAATCCCCTACCAAGGATTCGGATAACCCACGCCATAAATCATTCTGTGAGCGGATGACTGGCATGAAGCGCAAAATGACTGGCGCTGCGGCGGCTGCTGACCCAGATAGCCGGATCAACAAGTCATTGAGAAAATGGGGTTGTTGATATGGCCGAGAAGCCTTTTTGGGAAAAAGATGCGCCGAAAGATGCTAAAGTGAAACATCTTGATCGGAAGCAGAAACAATCTGCTAAGGCAATGGCTAGGGCTGCTGGTCGCCCCTATCCGAATTTGGTTGATAACGCCGCCGCCGCACGGGCTGGCAAAAAGGGGTAAATGCCATGCGTCCAATTCAAGTTTCATTGGGGCCATTCACGGCAGCCAGCGCCACTGCTATCCGCACCGCTTCTTCTGCTGTTGCCGGTCAGCTTGTTCTCAATGGTGCGCTTGTCACCACAAACTTCGTTGGCACCGCTTCAATTTCTGGCAATACGATGACAGTCACGGTATCGACCTCTGGGGCTCTTGGCCCTACGCAGGCGATTACTGGCGCGGGCATGGTAGCTGGAACCACCATCACATCGCAGGGAACTGGCGTTAGCGGCAACGGGACGTACATCGTCAATTTGGCTCAGACATTTGCTTCTGGCGCGATTACCTCTTCGCAGGTTGCCACTCTCGACAACCCACGCCGTATTCAAATACTGTCCACAGCGACAGAAACTGGGCGCGTGTTTACGGTTGTCGGCACCGATTGGGGCGGGAACATTGTTTCTGAGACTATTTCTGGGGTAACAACCTCTGCGGTTTCCAGTAAGTACAGCTACAAGACAGTGACCTCGGTTTCGATCAGCACTGCCTCTGCTGGTAACATTTCGATTGGTACGACTGCCACAGCGGACTCGGCACCAATCCAGCTAGATGTATGGGCCGACTCTTCAACCTTCTGCCAGATTGATCCTACAGGCACCATTACCACCACAATTCAATGTTCTGGTGATGACCCTAACAACGCTTTGTATGGTTACACTGGATATCAAGCCCCTCTGTATCAAGATATGAATTGGGCTAGCGTCCCTGTTGCCTCTCTTGTGGGCGCAACTACGCAGATTGGGGCGAACGTGGCTGGAACGCCAACATACATTCGCGCTCAAGTCACTAATGCCGGGACCAGCACTACGGCTTCAGTGCATGTGACGTTTAACCAAGCTGGTAACGTAACCTTCTAATAGGTAGTCGAAATGGCGACATCCGGCACATATGTTTACAACCCCGGCCTCGGTGAGCTTTCTATCTATGCCTATAACTTAATAGGCATACGTGGAACATCGTTGCTGCAAGAGCATATGGAAGCCTCACGCATGGCTACCAATATGCTTTTGGCTCGTTGGTCGAACCAAGGTGTAAACCTTTGGTGCGTTGATCTAGTCCAAACCCCGCTTGTAACGGGACAATCTACCTACTCGGTTGATGGCAACACGGTCATGATTTTGGACGCCTATGTCCAAGACCAAAACTCCGGTGCCAACATTGACCGCATAATTCTCCCCATTAGTCGGACGGAATATGCCAGCTACCCCAACAAGGAGCAGCAAGGCTACCCGACTGTCTATTGGTTTGACCGCCTCATTAGCAACTCTCGTTCTACTGGCTCGGTTGGCCCAACTGTCACGCTTTGGCCGGTGCCAAATGTGGACAATGGACCGCAGTATTTGAACTACTACCGGGTTCGGCAGATACAAGATTCCAATCTTCAAGGTGGGCAAACAGTCGAGATACCTTATCTTTGGCTGGAGGCATTTGCTTATGGGCTGGCTTATCGGCTTGCGCAAATTTGGTCCCCCGCCATGGCGATGGGGCTCAAGCCCATGGCAGATGAGTCTTACCAAATTGCTGCGGACCAAAACGTAGAGACTGCGCAGCAATACATTTCCCCAATGCTGGCCGGGTATTTCCGTTAAGGGGGGAACATGGGTTACGCATCACGTTCTGGCAGGGCTAAAACAAACCCGCGTAACCCGCAGGCTTTTGCCATCTGCGACCGCTGCGCTCTTTGGTACAACCACTATCAACTCAAGTGGCAGTACGATTGGGCAGGCGCATCTCTTATCAACAAGCGTATTCTCGTCTGTAATACGTGCTATGACACGCCTCAAGAGCAGCTTCGCGCTATCATTGTTCCAGCCGATCCCGTGCCGATTGTGAACCCTCGCGTTGAGCCATATGCTTGGGATGAGATCGACCGCAGACAAGTATCTGGCTACAATACGACAAACAAGCAAACTGGCATCCCGGTTCCACAAGGTGACACACGTGTTACTACATATAGCAACACGGCTACCAACAACACTCGTGTCACCCAACAGACTGGCGAGCCGCCCAATGGGACGAACCAAAAGCCCGGCACAGACCCAAATGCGGTCACATACCGCAATATCACCAACGTCACGAACAATGGCATTGGCATCATTCGCGTAACCGTAAGCGTCACCTCTGGTTTTATTACCGGACAGCGAGTCATCATCAATGATGTTGTTGGCGCAACGGCAGCCAATGGTAGGTGGACCATCACTGTCATCAACCAGACCCAATTCGACCTTCAAAATTCAACTTTTACCGGCGCGTATGTTTCTGGCGGATATGTTATAAATGATCCTAGCCTGCCATATGGCTTCGATGAAGTGCCAAAAACGGGGCCTCTTTGATGTCTAAATACGCTAGTAATATTCAAATACCCAATTTGCCTGTCGCCATCGCGCTCAATGGCACCGAGCAAGTTGAAGTTGTGCAGGCAGGGACATCTTCTCGTTGTACTACGCAGCAGATTGCAAATTTGGCTAATATCACAACTGCGCAGACCGTTACGACTGCGCAAAAGTTGGCATTAGCAGCGACTGCGGGAAGGATTGTTTTTGATACCACATTGGGCAAGCTTTGCGTGTATAATGGCACGGTTTGGCAAACCATAACGTCGGTATGATGGCATGAGCAATGTGCAAATCTTCTACGTATACGAGCATTGGCGGCTTGACCGCGATGAATGTTTTTACGTGGGCAAAGGCAAGGGCGGTCGCGCATACGTTAGAAGCGGAAGAAATATACATTGGAAAAACATTGTATCTAAATTAGAAAGAATTGGTTCTGGATATGAAATTAAAATTGTGCAATCGGGATTATCCGAAAAAACCGCTTTTGCTTTAGAGCATGAGCGTGTTGCTTTTTGGAAGAACAAATCTGATCTTTGCAATAAAACAGATGGAGGGGACGGCATTTTAGGTTTTGTAATGCCGGAAGAGTCGCGCCGGATCATGTCAGAAAAGGCAAAGGCTCGCCCGGGCGTTAAATCTATGTTGGGCCGCAAGCATTCTTCGGAGACAAAATTAAAAATGGCGGCTTCCCATAAGGGGAAAAAGAAATCGCCCGAGCATTTGGCAAACATTGGAAAGGCCCTTAAAAATAGAACTGTGAAGCATAGTTTGGAAACAAAATTAAAAATGTCGCAAACCCGAAAGGGGGTTCGTTTATCAGATAGCCATCGCGCTGCGATTAAACGCTCTTGGGACCAACGCAAAATGCCGCAATCTGCATTTGAAGATGGGGACCGCTAATGTCTTCGGTGCAAATCCCAAATTTGCCTGCCGCTACTTCGTTAAGTGGTGCGGAACAGATAGAAGTTGTGCAGGCGGGTGTATCCCGCCGTGCCACGACGCAGCAAATTGCTAATCTGCAAGGCGTTGGCCCTACGGGTCCGCAAGGTTCTGCGGGTCCGACCGGCCCGACCGGCGCTTCTGGACCTACCGGCCCCACCGGCCCTCAAGGAAATGTTGGCCCCCAAGGACCAACTGGAGTTGGTGGCCCAACCGGCCCCACTGGCCCCACCGGCCCAACTGGCGCGACGGGTTCGCAAGGTGCTCAAGGCATTACTGGTCCACAAGGACCAACTGGTCCAACCGGCCCTACGGGTGCTAAGGGCGATCAAGGCGCTCAAGGACCTACGGGTCCAACTGGCATTACTGGTCCTACCGGACCCACTGGCCCTCAAGGCACCCAAGGTTCTACTGGTCCGACCGGCCCCACGGGGCCGACTGGACCAACTGGACCAACTGGCCCTGCGGGCATAATTGGCCCAACTGGCCCCACCGGCCCAACTGGGCCAACTGGATCGACGGGCATTGGTGGTCCCACCGGCCCGACTGGGCCAACTGGTCCAACTGGCCCTACTGGCACAGCGGGGGTTAACGGCCCCACTGGCCCAACTGGCCCCATTGGCTCTGTGGGTCCGACTGGACCGACCGGCCCCACCGGCACTTCTGGCACGAATGGCCCCACGGGTCCGACCGGCCCTACGGGTCCAACTGGCACATCTGGAACCAATGGGCCTACTGGTCCAACTGGCCCTACCGGCACATCTGGAACTAACGGGCCTACTGGACCCACCGGCCCTACGGGACCAACGGGTGCTGCTTCATCCGTTGCTGGACCCACGGGTCCGACCGGCCCCACTGGCCCCACCGGCACATCTGGGACAAATGGACCGACCGGCCCTACCGGCCCCACCGGGCCTACTGGTACTACGGGGACTGGTGGTCCTACTGGGCCTACCGGCCCCACGGGGCCGACTGGCGCTGCCTCATCCGTTGTTGGCCCAACTGGCCCCACCGGCCCAACTGGGCCTACGGGACCAACGGGTTCAATTTATCCAACTGGCGGAAGCCCAGACCGCATTTTCTATGAAAATCAACAGACTGTGACAGCAAATTACACTATTACATCAAGCTACAATGCCATGACTGCTGGGCCAATCACGATTAATTCGGGGGTGACTGTTACGGTGCCAACTGGCAGTACATGGACTGTTGTCTAGCTCCAACGACGAGGGGGTCGTCATGGAAAATAAACTCAAGATATGCGTCTACGCTATCAGCAAAAATGAAGCGCACTTTATCCCGCGCTTCTGCGCGTCTGCCGCAGATGCCGACATGATACTCATCGCCGATACGGGGTCTGACGATGGTCTTCCAGAAGAAGCTTATAAGCATGGAGCCTTTGTTCATCACATTGGCATATCTCCTTGGCGATTTGATCTCGCGCGCAACGCTGCCTTGGCGCTGGTTCCGCGAACCATGGATGTCTGCATCAGCTTGGACATTGACGAAGTGCTTCAGCCGGGATGGCGAGAGGAGATAGAGCGTGTCTGGATCAAGGGAGAGACCACCCGCCTCCGTTACATGTTTGACTGGGGATGCGGCATCAGCTTCTACTACGAGAAGATCCACGCCCGAAACGGATACCATTGGCATCACCCTTGTCATGAATACCCAATCCCAGATGGTAGGATTAACGAGGTCTGGGCACACACAGATTTCCTCATTGCTGTCCACAAACCAGACCCTACCAAAAGTAGGGGGCAATATATGGACCTCCTTGAGCTATCTGTGCAGGAAGACCCGGCTTGCCCAAGGAATGCTTTCTATTATGCCCGAGAATTGAGCTTTCATGCTCGTTGGCAAGAGAGCATTGATGCTTGCAAACGGTATCTGGCGCTTCCCCGCGCTACGTGGATGAATGAGCGGTGCTATGCGTATCGCGTGATGGGAAGGTCATATTGCGAACTGGGGGACACCCTTGGCGGGGAAAAAGCTTTTCAAATGGCCGCATCTGAGGCACCGAACACTCGCGAGCCATGGTGTGAACTTGCAATGCTCATGTATCGGCAATGCCGGTGGGAAGAGTGTTTTGCCTATGCCGTAAGAGCTTTACGGATCACCGAACGTGCAAAAGTATATACATGCGACCCAGCAGTTTGGGGTGCGCATCCCCATGATCTTGCCAGTATTGCTGCTTGGCACCTCGGTTTGCATCAAATGTCATACGACCAAGCTAAAATAGCTCACGAACTGGAGCCGGAAGACCTTCGCCTAAAGGCCAATCTAGAGTATATTCGCAACGCAATATCTGGTGAGGGGAATGAAGCGGAATGACAATGCTGGAAACCCAAACCCTTGTTGACTTAGCCCTTGGCTCGGTTCTAGCTGTTATTGGGTGGTTCGCCCGGCAGTTGTGGGATGCTGTGAAGCGTCTACAAGAAGACATCCATAAGATCGAGGTCGATTTGCCAACTCACTATGTGAAGCGCGAAGAGTTTTCGGACTCATTGAGGGAAATCAAAGACTTATGCAGACAAATTTTTGATAAAGTAGACAGCCTAGAGAAGCGAAAGGCGGACAAATAATGGACCCGCTCACCCTCCTTGCCGTTGCCAAAGCTAGTTACGAAGCCGTTAAGGGCGGGATTGCGATTGGCAAAGAACTGCAAGGGGTGGCAAGCGATTTAGGGTCATTGTTTGACAGCGTAGCTGCCATTACGAGGGTTGCATCTTCGCCGCCAAAAAGCAGTTTAATTGCGGGGAAAAGCGCGCAGCAAATGGCAATGGAGGCTTATGCCGCCAAAGCAGAAGCGGATGCGCTTATTGCAGAGCTTAAAAATCATTTTGTTGGGGAATATGGGCTAGTCGCTTGGGATCAAGTTGTCGCTGCCACCACACAGATCAAAAAAGACCAAAGGGCCGCTGCGTTGGAGGCGCAAAAAGAGCAGGAAGAGCTTATGCACAATGTCATGATTTGGGGCTCTGCGTTCCTTGCGTTCATTGTGGCTTTGATCTGCCTTATCCTTATCGCTATCGGCCTTGTCCACAGATAGGAGTTTGCCATGCAGATGAGTCAAGAAGGCGTTCATGCAATGCTCAAGCAATTTGAGGGTTGCAAGTTGAAGGCATACCGGTGCCCTGCTGGCATTTTAACGATTGGCTATGGTCATACTTCGGCTGCTGGCGTTCCAGCCGTGACAGACGGCATGACCATTACCCAGAAGCAAGCAGATGACATCCTATCTCGTGACCTTGTTAAGTACGAGACTGCTGTTCAAAATATGCTTCAACAACCCCTAACCCAGCACCAGTTCGACGTTCTCGTAGACTTTGCCTACAACGCTGGCGTTGGTGCTTTAGAAAAGTCTACCCTCCTTAAAAAGGTGAATGCAGCGCAATTTTCCGATGTGCCCACCGAATTGATGAAATGGACCAAGGGCAAGATACCGGGGAAAGGTATGCAAGTGCTGCCCGGCTTACTTCGCCGCCGCCAAGCTGAAAGTGCATGGTGGACTGCGGATTTGCCCATTCCTACTACGCCAGAGCAAATTTTTAGCCATGAGCAAGAACAGCGTATAGAGCCGGAGCCCTTGCCGGTGCCCTCCATGGCGACCAGCAAGCAGGGAAATGCTGCTCTTTTGACTGTTGGCCTTGGCGGGCTAGGTGCAGCGAAGGAAATAGCAGCGCAGGCCCAAGATGCGTCCGACACGGCAGACAAGATTATGGGCTTACTCCATAATTCAAATTTCGTTATCATGGCGACCGTTATCGCTCTTGGGGTGGCAATCTGGTACTTCCGTAAGCAGCACATGGAGACGCATGGTGTTTAGCCTTCTCTTCACCCCCATGGGCCGCTATCTTGCTGTGGCAGTGGCCGTTGTCGTTGCTCTCGGCGGCGTGTACTTCAAAATCCGGGCCGATGCTATTGCTGAAGTTGAGGCTGCGGCAATGTCCGATGCTATGAGGAGGATGGAAAATGCGGTTAATGCTGGCGACAATGTTGATGTTTCCGCTGCTGGGGTGCGCAAGCCAGATGGCAACCGTCGCGACGAATGAGACGGTTTGTAGCGTCTGGAAGAATGTTTCGTGGTCTGACAAAGACACCACGGGCACAATTATTGAGGTTAAGCAGAACAATGCTCGTCGTGAGGGATGGTGCCTTGGTACTAAATAAGTGCTATAGTGCCAGAAACTCGGAGCATTTTCGATGACAACCGGCCTAAGCTACAATGGCACCGTTTCTGGCACGAATAGCTATGTGAACCAGATAGCAACGATGGCTGTTGTCCCAACGCCAGTAGATTTGGCCGTGACTACCGACCCCTTCGTAGTCATCCTTCCGCAAATGATTACCTATGCAGAGAACCGGATTTACCGCGATCTGGATTTCCTTTTTACGTCTATCGCGACTACTGCCACGCTCGCTACGGGCACCCGCACGATCTCTGTCCCTACCAGCACATTTGTAGTGCCAGAACAGATCAATTTGATTACCCCTGCTGGAACGACGAGCCCAGACTCTGGCGTTCGAGTGCCGCTCTTGCCAACTACGAGAGAATATTTGGATTCGGTTTGTGGTGACGCTACATCCACATCGCAGCCGCAATACTTTGCTCCCTTTGGCGGGTCGGCAAACTCCAACTGGACCTTTCTGGTAGGGCCATACCCTGCCAGCAGCTATACTGTTGAAATCATTGGTACTTATCGCCCTAGTAGCCTTGGTGACGGAACCAATGGAACAACCACAACGACTTTCATTAGCCTCTATCTCCCCGACTTGTTCATCATGGCATCCATGATCTACATCTCGGCGTACCAGCGCAATTTTGGCAGGGCTAATGATGACCCGCAGATGGCGGTCACGTATGAGGCGCAGTACCAAGCCCTCATGAAGGGCGCTATTACCGAAGAGTATCGCAAAAAGTTTGAGTCGGCTGCATGGTCTTCAAAGTCGCTTTCGCCCATTGCCGCGCCGACAAGGGGATAATCCATGCCCCATAATTCCCTCAAGCTCATCCCCGGCGTCGATCAAAACAAGACGCCAGCCCTTAACGAAGCGGCTATTTCAAATAGCCAGCTCATTCGGTTCATTTCGGATCGGACCCTTGGCGGCCTTGTGCAAAAGCTGGGTGGTTGGGCCAAGTTTTATGGCAGCCAAATTGGCTCCATCATCCGTTGCCTTTGGGCGTGGGAAGACACCAACTCAAACTCCTATCTTGCCGTTGGAGCCGAAGGTAAAGGTCCAATTGCGGTTACTGGAGCGTCTGGCACGGGCTCCGTTGTCACGCTTACGTATACCGGACCATTTACTTTTAAGGCTGGCTATCGCGTCACAGTAGCTGGAGTGAACCCATCTGGCTATAATGGAACTTACGTTTTAACCGCTGCTACTAGTAGCTCAATTTCGTATGGTGGTAGCACAACCGCCGCATATGTGTCTGGCGGAACTATCACGGGCGGTGGCGGGGCTTTGGTTGTCATCACCAGTGGCAGTTCGACGGACATCACGCCCCAACAGACGGTAGTGAACATCCCAGTCAATTTTGCCACTACCGCTGGAAGCAACATTGTTACCGTCACAGACACTGGGAGAAATGCCACATCTAGCGATGTCGTAGACATCCAAACCCCCATTGCGGTTGGTGGGCTTATCCTCTTTGGTCAATACAATTGCACGTATGTATCTGCCAATACGTACACAATCCTTGCGGTAGATGCTCTTGGCAACCCCGCTCTTGCAACTTTCACTACGGGCTCCAAAAGCATTACGGCGGCTTCTGGCTCGGGTTCTGTAGCAACCCTTACCTTCACGGGTGCATATACTTTTGCGCCCAATAGCGTGATTACTGTCTCTGGCGTCACGCCTACTGGGTATAATGGGACATATGTAGTCTCCAGCTCTACTCCGACTAGCGTTTCGTATGCCAGCACAACGACGGGGGCTGGTAGCGGTGGGACGGTCGCAAATCTAGGCTCCGTTCCATTGTTCGCAGCAACTTCTGCGTCCAATACGATCACAGTCACGTTGGCAGACCATGGTTACGCGGTTGGTGACTCTTTCCCCATACTTGTAGCTACAACCGTTGGAACGGTCACGCTTTATGGCAACTACACCGTCATTACGGTACTTAGCACCTATCAATTCAATATCGCTGCGGCATCTATTTCGGGGTCTACCGGAACTGCGTTGGAAAACTCCGGCAACGCGCACTTGCTCTACTACAATGGCATTGGCGCTCAAGTTTCGGGTTCCGGGTATGGCCGTTTGGCTTATGGCTTTGGCGCATACGGTACTGGCATCCCAGCCCCGTCCAATGCGGGCGTTCCAATCAATGCCACGGATTGGACTTTGGATAATTGGGGTGCAATCCTCATCTCATGCCCCCTTGGCGGGGCTATATATCAATGGAACCCCAGTTCCGGCGTCCCAGTCGCGCAGGTTATCGCTGCGGCCCCTCCAGCTAATAATGGCGCTTTCGTTGCGATGCCACAGCGCCAAATTATCGCTTGGGGATCGACTTTTACGGGCATCCTTGACCCTATGCTCATCCGTTGGTGCGATGTTGATAATTACGACCAATGGACGGCATTGATAACAAACCAAGCGGGTTCTTTTCGTATCCCCAAGGGTTCTCGCATTGTCCAATGTATTCAAGCCGCCCAGCAGGGCTTGGTTTGGACCGATCTTGGCATTTGGGCTATGCAGTATGCTGGCCCGCCTTACGTTTACCAATTCAACGAGCTTGGTACGGGTTGCGGTTTGATTGGTCGCAAGGCGGCTACATCGGTGGCTGGCGTTGTCTATTGGATGGGGCAAAGCCAGTTTTACCGTCTTTCTGGCGGGGGTGTTGAGCCAATCCGGTGCCCGGTTTGGGACGTTGTTTTCCAAGACTTGGACATGGCAAATCTTGACCATATCCGTGTATGCGCCAACTCCCGCTTTGGTGAAATCGCATGGCACTTTCCAACATATGGTAATGGCGGCGAAAACTACGGGTACATCAAATACAATTACATACTGGAACAATGGGATTATGGGTTCAACAGTGATGCTAACCCATACGTCTCTCGGTCTGCATGGATCAATGAGTCCGTGCTTGGGCCTCCTATTGGTGCGGGCCTCAACCAATACATCTTCCAGCATGAGACATCGAAGAATGCCGATGGCGCTGCCATGGATTCATACTTCCAGACTGGCTACTTTGTCCTGTCGGATGCCGATGTAAAGACGTTCTTAGACGAAGTATGGCCCGACATGAAGTGGGGCTACTTTGGCGGCACTCAAGGGGCTAACATTCTCTTGACGTTCTATGCCACCGACTTTCCCGGCCAGAGCCCGACCGTGTATGGTCCGTATACCCTCACTCAAGCGACAAACTTCATCTCGCCACGCATAAGGGCTCGATTGATTGCTATCCGCATTGAGAGCAACGACATCGACTCCTTTTGGCGGCTTGGAAACATCCGTTATCGCCTCCAACCAGATGGACGCTACTAATGCCCGCATCGTTAGACGACATCCTTAGTACGCAAAAGAATGGCGTCATTGCCATCAATAATATTTCGCAAAGCACCCTGCGCGGTCTTGGCACCCAAACATCTGCAACAATCACATCGGCCACGTTAATTTATCCTAATGCGGGATATTTGGTTAACTTCTCCGTAACAATAGCAGGGTCTACTGCTGGCACGATCTACAATTCATCTACTCTTGCGGGTGCTGCCGCAGGGAATGCGCTGTGTATCGTTCCTAGCTCCGTTGGCATCACAAAAGTTGGGCAAGTGTTTAGCACCGGGTTGGTCGTCGCGCCCGGAACTGGTCAATCCATCAACGTCACATATTCTCCGGGGTAGACCATGCCGCTCAAAAAAGGCAAAAGCCAAGCTACAGTTAGCTCGAACATAAGTGAGCTTGTCCATAGTGGCCGCCCGCAAAAGCAGGCTATCGCCATTGCCTTGAGCGAAGCCCGCAAAAAGAAAGCCTTTGGTGGCAACTTCCAAACCGTCAAGGCGTCTCCGGCATCTATGACGCCTCCTGCGCCCAAAACGCCTGCGGTCAAGCCTCACATTGGCCCGATTCATAGCGCCGTGGCTGGCAGGACGGACCATCTGCCCATGCACGTGCCGTCTGGCTCGTATGTCATCCCTGCTGATATTATCTCGTCTATGGGCGAGGGAAACACCATGGCAGGGTTCAAAATTATGGGTGATATTACAAAGATGTACGGAAGTTTGCCCCGCGCTTTTGCAGATGGCGGGGCAACCGAAAATCTAGTACCAATAATTGCGGCTGGCGGGGAATATGTCATTCCACCGCATGTCGTCATGGGTATTGGGCAGGGTGATTTAGATAAGGGGCATGGTGAACTGGACGATTTCGTGACAAAAATGCGCGCCAACACCGTCAAGACCCTTAGAAAGCTGCCCGGACCAAAGAAGGACTAAAAGGGGGTTTTATGTCCGAAGACATCCATATTCGCATTGGCACACCAGAAGACATCCATGACATCATGGACATAGCAGTGGACGTTTGGCAGGAATTGGCAATTCTGCCCCCATCCAACGAGAAGATACTCCAACAACTTTGGAGCGCCTTAAATTTGGACGGAGGTGCCGTTGCCATTATTGGCAAGCCGGGAGAGCGAGTTGAAGGTGGGGTTCTGTTAACAATTGGCTCTATGTGGTATAGTGATGCTAGAGTTCTAGAAGAACGGGGTATTTTTATTCACCGCGATTTTCGGCATTCCAAGGGTGGCCGCGCTCGCCGTCTTTGCGAGTTTGCCAAAGAGTACGCGAACTCATTAGGTATTCCCCTGCTAATTGGTGTATTGTCCGATGATCGGACGGAGGCCAAGATGCGGTTATATGAACGCCAATTTGGCAAGCCAAGCGGGTTTTCATTCCTTTATGGTGTAAGCACCGGGTACAAAGGAAATTAACATGTGTGGTGGCAGCTCTACATCAACCTCGACGGTTCAAATCCCGCCCGAAGTTTTGGCGCGATATAATGCCGTCAACGCACGGGCTGAGACTGCTGCCACAGCCAAGTTTCAAAATTACCCCGGCCAGTTTGTAGCTGGTTTGACAGATACCCAGCAGGCAGGTTTGGCTGGTGCTAATACTGCCGCTAACTTAGCGCAGCCATATTATGGGACTGCCGCTGGCTTGACACTGGCAGGGGCGGGTAGCGCAGACCCCGGCCAGCTTCAAACAAACCAGTATATGAACCCATATACGCAAGCTGTGGTTAACCCCACCATGCAAGCTTTGCAACAACAGCAAGGCCAGCAACTTTCACAACAACAATCAGAAGCTATTAGGGGCGGGGCGTTCGGCGGGGATCGGTCTGGCCTGCAACGCGCTCAACTGCAAGGGCAGCAGAACCTTGCTCTTGGGCAGGCAATCGCTCCGCTTTATCAGCAAGGTTATCAGCAAGCCCAAAATGTCGCCCAGCAGCAGCAGGGCGTTGGACTTGCGGCGCAACAAGCCAACTTGGCTCGCCTTACTCAAGCTGGACAGCAGTTTGCCGGTCTTGGCACGGGGGCGCAAACGGCTGCCATGCAGGGAGCGCAAGGGCAGATTGCTGCTGGCACAGTCGAACAGCAAACCAAACAAGCCGACCTTACTGCCAATTACCAGCAATTCTTGCAGGAGCGCGGATACGACTTCCAAACGGCGCAGTTCCTCGCAAACATTGCCATGGGTACGGGCGCCCTATCTGGTTCCACCACATCTACTACGCAGCCTTCGCCATTTTTCTCCGACGAGCGGCTTAAACACGACAAAAAGAAAATTGGTGAGACCGATGATGGTCTGCCAATCTATAGCTTCAAGTATAATGGTGATGACCGCACTCAAATCGGTCTCATGGCCCAAGATGTTGAGAAAAAAAAGCCGGAAGCTGTGGGCCTTGCGCCCGCGTCCGATGGTCACATGTATAAAACTGTGGATTACGACAAGGCTACCCGGCCAAAGAAAGAGTACGGCGGCGGTCTTATGCCTTTGGATAATTCCATGGGCGGTGCAGTAAACCCCGACTCAACTGGCGAATCTTTTGCTCGTGGCGGGTTTGCGCTTGGTGGCCCTAGCATTTTGAGCCCGACCGACCAAAACGCACTTATGGCGTCAAACTATCAAACCGATGCCATGCCATTTTCGGACCAAGGGATGCGTGGCCTTCCCCGTGGTGCTATGCCCGGCTCACAAGGCATTGTACCGGTTAGCAAGGGTGTCCATGTACCCAATCTTGTGACCGCAACGCCTGTTGGCACAGCGCCAACCGGACTTGGGGACCAAGCTCTTAGGGCAGTTAACACTGGCAAACAGCTTGCCGAAGGGTATAGCACAGTCAAAACTGGCCTTCTTGGTTCCGCTGCTACACCAGCCGATCCGAAGGGTGCGCGTGGTCTTATCGGGAGCCAAGGCGATCTCAACCTTGACAAGAGCTTTTTGGGTTCTGTTTTTGGCAATAGCCAAAAGGCGGCCAACGGCGGCTTGATCGTGCCGCGCCATGCTTATGCGACAGATGGTGGCGTTGACGATGATGGGCATAAGACCGTCATCCCCGGCGACCCCGATCACCCCGGCATACCTCTTGATGCGGGCGAAGGTGCAAGGAAGCTTGCTGTTTCTCAAGCCAATCTTGGCGGGGACAAAAGCGGCACGGGCGACAATTTGCTAAAGGCTGCAAACCTTGCCAAGACCGGCGTAGACCTTGGAACTGCCGCCTTTAAATATTTTCCAATGATCTTTGCAGCCGATGGCGGTGCGATTGACCGCAAGGGTTATGCCGGTACTGATGGTGACAGCGGTGCGGGTTATGACACGGCAGACGGTGGATCAGATGCCACGCCAGCAAAAGACAGCATTCGCGATATTGTGACACGCCAAGCACAAATCAATAATGTTGATCCTATTCTCGCAATGAAAATTGCTGGGGGGGAAAGCAAATGGAAGCCCAACGCACAGTCTGATAGTTCTACAGCAGGCGGCTTGTTTGGGTTAATTGACGACACGTATCATCGCAATGGTGGCAAGCCGGGCTTGAAGTATGACCCGGAAGAAAATGCTAGGGTTGGAACGAGAGTTATCGCTTCTAACCAAGCTGCGCTCCAAAAAGCAGGCTTTGAGCCTACTCATGGCAATACGTATCTTGCTCACTTCTTTGGCCCGGCGGGTGCCACCTCAGTAATGAGAAACCCCGATGCGCCAATCTCCCAAACGCTTTCAAATTATGATGATGCGGTAGAAGCTAACCGGTTTATCAAAAATTGGACGGGTAGTGATGCCATGCGTTGGGCTGACGCGAAGATGTCTGGGGCAAAGTTTGAGGCCCCGTCTCGCGGGCTTGATGTTAGCAGCCTTATGCCAAACATTGGCCGCAGTGGCCCCGGCCTCTATAGCGGTAAGTCGGCATCGCAAGCGAGCCTTGGCGATGTTGCTGGCGAGTTCTTGCCAAGCGGTGTCCCTACCAGCTCCAATTTTTGGGTTCCGGCTTTGTCTGGGTTGGGCGCGATGTTGTCTTCGCCTAGCCACAGGCTTGCTGGCGCAATTGGTGCGGGCCTCGTTGGTGGCGTGAGTGGCTACCAGCAACAACAAAAGCAGCAAATGGAAGTTGTCAAGAACATCTTTGACATGGTTAAGGAACGATATACTCAAGCGCCCGATCTTAATCCGCAAAGCCCAACTTATGGACAAATGGTGCTTCGCGATAAGTTTGGGTCAACGGTGCAGCCCGGACAAGTTCGAGCCTCCGTTGCCAATATGCTGACATCTGCTGGCATTGACCCGGAGCCTTACGGCCTTGGCAGGGTGCAAACCGCAGATGCTTCCGGCAAAATTCTTGCGCCAGCCGCGCAGCAAGGAACCACTACTCCTGCGTCCGGTGGCACAAAGCCTGCCGCCGCCCCGCCTGCTGGAGCGCCCGCCGCCACCACTCCGAAACTTTCCATTGAAGCTCAAGTTCAAACCCTGCCAGATAAGCCGAGGGATCAATGGGAGGCGCTTGACCATGAAAATAATTTCATGAATCATCCGGAGCAGTATGGCATTAAGCCCGGAAGCCCTCAAGACCCTAAAGTTCGGCAAGCTGCGATTGACACTTTAAGGTCGCAAGCTCTTATCGCGTCCCAAACTTCCACACCCGTAGGGGAGTCTGCGGCATCGCGTTTAAACACGGAAGCCAACCAACTACAGACTAACCTTCGTGCCGATATGAAAAAGGTATACGAGGGCGAGCTTGCTGCCAGCACCGCAGCTAGAACAAAAACTTCCGAGGCAATTGCCACGAATGCGGAGAACTACGCCACCAAGTCTAGCGAGTTTATAAACAACTCTGCCAAGCAAGAGCAGAGTTTGATGGAGGTCGCCCGCCTTCAAGGGGAAGGTCTGCGGACTGGCATTAGCGTTGAGAAGCAAGCGCAACTTAGAAGTGCATTGCGCAACCTTGGGATTCCCGACGAAATGCTTGGCAACCTCTCCGACCCGACGCAAGTCCAATATCTTACAAAGATTGCCGCTGCTAGTGTTGCCGAAGGAATTGCAGCGCATGATTCGCAGCGAGCGCCAGCATCTATGGCTGCTTTGTACAAACAGTTCTCGCCAAATGCGAGCATTGATACCGGCGCTCTTCACTTGCTGCTTGGGCAAACCCTTGGCGATCTGCGGTATTCGAGGAACCGAGCGCAGGATTACATTGACAACCATTATGGGGAAAACCCTAATAAGGTTTCCAATAATTATGAGAAAGACGCTCGCGCTAAGGGGATGTACGGGAAGACAATGGCAGGGGCATATAGCGACTTGTACCTGCCATCTTCCGAACCAGATACGGCTCGTAGCCTTGCCGCATCATTAAAGAAACAATATGGAGCCGACTACACGCCCAAGATCATGGGGCAAGAACAGAAAGCTGCTCCGGCGGCTGCGCCAGCGGCTACAATACCGACTATCTCTTCTCCTAGCGAAGCTGCAAAATTGCCTAGCGGGAGTGTATTTATAGACCCGAATGGCGTCCAAAGAAGGGTTCCATAATGGCCGACGATTGGAGCGCATTCCCGGCAGTTGGCAGCGAAAAAGACCCATGGGCAGCTTTTCCTGCCGTCCAAGGCAATGACACGGGCAAGCCCGTAGCCATTGGCGCAGGGGAGGCGCAAGCTGCCTCCGACGCTGCCATTACAGCCAAAGAGCGCGGCTACATCCCCGACGAAGTGAAGGCTGCGACCTATAGCGGTCTCAACACGGCATTGATCGGCGCTCCTACTCATGCCATGGCATTGGTCAAATCCTATTCGGAAAATCTTCCTTACAAAGAAGCCCTTGCCAAGGAGCGTGAGTACGAAGCCGCCCTTGAGCGCCAGAATCCCACAGCTTCTCATATTGGCACCGGCCTCGGCCTTGCTGGCAGCTTTGCCATTCCGATTGGACCATTGGGCGCAGCCGGTGCAAAAGTAGCCCAATTGGCGGGCCGGTTTGGAGCGGGCGCTCTTGGCAAAGCTGCGGCTAGTGGGGCTACCATTGGCGCGGAATTGGGCGGCTTGTCTGGTGGTTTTGAGAAGTATGGAACCGACGAATTTACACCGGCAGGAATTGCTAAGTCTGCCGCTATTGGTGGGCTGGGTGGGGCAGCTCTTGGCCCGGCTGCGGAGGCCATTCTTGGCAGGGGTATATCGCCAGAACATGCCGCTAGGGCTGCGCTTCTTGAGTCCCAAGGAATTGCACCATCTCGGCAAATGATAACTGGGGTTGCCGCACCAGAAGGTGCTGCGAGTAAGGTCGCGGAAGAAATGACTGCTAAAGCCAAGGATGTGCTTGAGCAAAAGCGTCAAAGCCTTATGACCCCAAGTGCTGGGCCAGATGTGGGGGCAGAAAGCCTCCAAGCGGCAGCTCGGCAATCTTTCAAAGAGTCCCAAGCCCCATACAAGACTTTGGAAACAATGCCAGAGTCGTTCAAGTTTAACGCTCCCGGCGCGGGCGGGCAGGGCATATTGCCATTTGCTGAAAAAGACTTGCAGAATGCCTTCAAGTCTCAAGGATCAGCATATGAGTACATCCAGCCCTTCGTCCAAAAGAGATTGGATGACATCAACGTAAATCCCAAATGGCGGGAATTGACTGGTAATTACCCCGGAGCAAATGACGCCAGCAACGTCTTAAATATCCATCTTGGGCATTTTGATAGCTTGGAGAAGGGGCCAACCTTTGCCGACATTTTGGAAGCCAAAAAGAAGCTTGGTGAGTCCAACCGTCTGGCACGGACTACAGATGATAGGAAGGCTGTGCAGGGCGTCATTGATGGGTACAAGAATGCAATCAACCAAGCGGTCATAGATGGCCTATTCACTGGCGATAAAACGCTAGCAAATACAAATTTGACTGCGGCTGACGCTAGCTGGGCTAAGTATAGGCAGGACTTCAATCCCAAGCAGGGGGCAGAGGCCACTATCTTCAAGAATGTTATGGGCAAGATGGTTGACCCAAATACTGGGTATCTAGCCAAAGATTTAACACCAGAGATGGCGCAGGCCGCGCAGGGCGTCATTGACGCTAACATTTTGGACCCTAGCAAAAGCATAGGCCCCGCATTGTACGCTCGGCTTCAGAAAACGATTGGCGCGGATACCCCAGCCATGGCTAACTTCAATGCCGCCATCAAAAACAAGATGTTTACCCCAAAGGATGGCAACATAGATTTGCTTCCCAAGCAGATCGCCAAGTACACCGACCCATCTATCTTGCCGATTAGTTTGCAAGCATTTGGCGCTAATAAGTATGGAAATTTACGGACATTGGCATCACATGCCAGTGACTCAGCAGAGACTACCGCTGCCAAAAGGCAACTGCTTGACTTGCAAAACATGGGCAAAGCAATTGATGTTGTTAATGCTCGCCCGGCCTCGGATGACGCCAAAAAGTCGATGATGATGGCGATCTTCAAGAAGGTCGTGCCAACGGTTGCTGGCGCGGCTATTGGTTATCCCCTTGGTGGCGGACTAGAGTCTGTCATTGGCGGCGTACTTGGAAAGGTTACGGGTGAGGCTGGCAGCGGTGTTGGGTCAATCTTGTCGGCCAAAGCGCAACGTGCTGGTGCGCCAAAAGCCTCATTGATAGAAGGGCAGGGGTTTAACGTCCCCGGATACAATTACAAGGCCTACCCAGTCATCAAAGATTTGAGCCAGCTTGCCCCTCCCGACAAAGAGCATGGCTATCAAATGCCCCAGCCCCTGCCAAGGAAATCTGGTGGGCGGGTTTCGGACCATCTTGTACGGGCAGTTGACCGGGCCAAAAAGAACATTAATAAAGGTACGGAAGTCCTTCTCAATACCCCCGATAGCCATGTGGCACATGCGCTTGAAGTGGCTAAACGAAACTTTGAGGGCTAGACATGGCGTCAACATTCACCACCAACAAGACGCTAGAGTTGCCGGGCAACGGTGACTACGTGAACACATGGAACATCCCAGTCAATGGGGATATGTCCATTATTGACCAAGCCTTTGGTGGCATGACATCGCTCAACGCTACTTCTGGTTCGGCTACGCTTACGGTTGCGCAATACCGCTCGTTGATCTTGTCTGTGACCGGCACCATTACCGCAGACATAACCTACACAATACCGACCGGTGTTGGCGGGCAGTGGATTGTTAGCAATGGCACGACCGGGGCTTATAACCTCATCATCGCTTCTGGCGGGGGTGGAACAACAGCCATCATTCCAGCAGGCGGCGTTGTTTTGGCAGCTACGGATGGGACAAACGCTACTCTCGTATCGGCGAACAACTATCCAACTGGGGGCGGCTCCAACAAAGCTTTTTATCTTAATGACATTGCTATCACTTCAAATTATCTTGTGCCAACTGGGCAAAATGCTGGTACATTTGGCCCGGTAACAATCGCAAGCGGTGTGACAGTCACCGTCCCTGCTGGCTCGACTTGGAGTATCGTTAATGGGTAATATCTCACTTGTTGGCGCTTCTTCTGGTAGCACCACGCTTGTCCCGCAAGCCACCGGGACATACACAGTCACGCTCCCCGCAGCGACGGGAACTCTTGCGGTGACTGCCAGCCCCACATTCACTGGCGTCACAACCGAATCCACCATCACCAGCCCCGCCGCAACGGCGCTGACGATCCAGTCTGCTGGCACGACTGCGGTGACAGTGGATACGTCGCAAAATGTGTATCTGGGGAACACAGCATCTCTTAGTTCAGAAAGGCTATTAGTAAAAGGAGTTGCGTTAGGCGGCACCGCTGGGAATACTTCGTATAATTCTGTTTTCTATACCCCAGACACAACCAACACAACCA